AACTATACATGGGATGTTGATTCAAAAACAGGAAAGAAGATCAACAGACCTATTGACGATTTCAACCACTTGATGGATGCAATGCGTTATGCCCTTGAAGATTTCAGCAAGGGTGATGCATTCAGTTTTGAATAGTAACAAATTAGAAACACAAACCGCCTGAACCACAAGGAACAAGGCGGTTTAGTTTATATTATGCAATGAAAAGGTGGTGAACATATTGAACACTTTGAACTTGCTTGACAGGTTATCCAATTTCATATTGTTTGGGTTTGGTGCAAATATGTCAGACCTTGAATTTCTTGAAAAGTCTATCAGTAGATGGAAGGGTTCACCTGAAAGAGCATTGCAGATCAAGGGATTCATGTATTATGACAATGAACATGACATCCTGAAGCGTAAAAGAACAATGATCGGTGATGATGGAAAGATTCAGGAAGTGGAAAACTTGCCGAACAACCACATCATTGACAATCAGTATGCAAAGTTGGTCAATCAGAAAACCAATTACCTGTTTGGTCAGCCTTTTGCAATCGAAACTGACAATGATACATACACTGAACTTCTTCAGGATATTTTTGATAAGAAGTTCATGCGTACAATCAAGAAGTCAGGCAAGTATGCGTACAATGGCGGTATTGCTTGGCTTTATCCTTTTTACAATCAGGATGGTGAACTTGATTTCAGGCTTTTCCCGGCATATGAGATTTTGCCATTTTGGGCAGATGCAGAACATGAACACCTTCAGGGTGCAGTTCGTATGTATGTGGTGAACGGCTATGAAAACAAGCAACACAAACAGATTGAAAAGGTTGAAGTGTTTGATCAGAACGGCATTCATTGTTACATTTGGGATAATGGAAGGCTGACACCTGATGCTAATGCTTCTGACATTGAATGTGCATATGTCACTGCAAACGGTCAACCGCTGAACTGGTCAAGAATCCCACTGATTCCCCTGAAGGTTAATGATCAGGAAACACCGCTTCTGAAGAAGGTGAAATCACTTCAGGATGGAATCAATGTCATGCTTTCTGACTTTGAAAACAATATGCAAGAAGATGCAAGAAATACAATCCTTGTTCTGAAGAACTATGATGGTACAAACCTTGGTGAATTCAGAAAGAACCTTGCAACCTATGGTGCAGTAAAGGTCAGATATGATGAAAGCCAAAAGGGCGGTGTTGAAACACTTGAAATTCAGGTGAATGCCGAAAACTACAAGGCAATCATTGAGATATTCAAGAAGGCAATCATTGAAAACGGAATGGGTTATGATGCCAAGGATGATAGGCTTTCCGGCAATCCAAATCAGATGAACATTCAATCAATGTATTCTGATATTGACATTGATGCCAATGACACTGAAACAGAATATCAGGCAGCCTTTGATGAAATCCTTTGGTTTGTGGATGCCCACCTTGCAAACACCGGGCATGGAAACTTTGAAAAAGAGAATGTCAACATCATCTTCAACCGTGACATCCTGATCAATGAAGGTGAAATCATTGACAACTGTTCCAAGTCAATGGGAATCCTTTCACTTGAAACTGTTATTGGTCAGCATCCTTGGGTTGATGATCCAAAGAAGGAAATGGAAAGGATTGAAGAACAGAAGAAAAAGGAACAGGAAGAAGCCCTTTCCAACTTTGACCTTTTTGGTCAAAGAGGTCAGAACCCGGATGATAAAGGTGATGAACCTGACCCGGATGATGACAAAGGCGGTGATTGATTATGAAATCGGCTGAATATTGGAAAAAGCGTTTTGAACAGGTTGAACAATCACAACATGACATTGGTGTTTCCGCTTATGCTGATATTGAAAATCAATACAGAAAAGCCCAAAGACAGATTGAAGGTCAGATCAATGCTTGGTATGGTCGATTTGCAAAGAACAACAATGTCAGCCTTGAAGAAGCAAGACGGATGTTGACCGCCAAGGAACTTGATGAACTGAAATGGGATGTTCATGAATATATCAAATATGGTCAGGAAAATGCCCTGAATGATCAGTGGATCAAGGAACTTGAAAACGCTTCAGCAAGATTTCACATCAGCCGATTGGAAGCACTGCAACTGCAAACACAACAGTCACTTGAAGTGATGTTTGGAAACCAACTTGACACCATTGATTCTGCAATGTCAGATGTTTACAAGTCAGGTTTTTACAGAACCGCTTTTGAAATTCAGAAGGGTTTTGGTGTTGGTTGGGATTTTGCAAGCCTTGATGACAAACAGATTGCCAAGGTGATCAACAAGCCTTGGGCAGCTGATGGCAAGAACTTCAGTCAGCGTGTTTGGGGAAACAGAACCAAGTTGGTGAACGAACTGAACCAAACACTGACAAGGAACATTGTTCTTGGTCAAGACCCACAGAAAGCCATTGATGAAATTGCCAAGAAGATGAACACTTCAAAGCATAATGCCGGGCGGTTGGTTATGACTGAAGAAGCCTTTTTCAGTTCTGAAGCACAAAGGGATTGTTTCAAAGAACTTGATGTTGAAGAATATGAAATTGTGGCAACCCTTGACAGTCACACTTCTGATATTTGTCAGGATATGGATGGCAAGCACTTCAAAATGTCACAATGGGAAGTTGGAACAACTGCACCACCATTTCATGTGTATTGCAGATCAACAACAGTTCCATACTTTGCAGATGACTTTGGTGTTCCCGGTGAAAGGGCTGCAAGAATGGCTGATGGTGAACCAACATATCATGTTCCGGCTGATATGACATACAAGCAATGGCAAAAGTCATTCCTTGGTGGCGGTGACAAGTCAGGATTGAAGAAGAATTCTGATGGTGATATAATAAAGGGTACAAAAGAAACAGGAAAAACAATCAAGAAAACACTTGATGACTGCAAGACCACTGAAGAAGTTCAGGATTTGTTCAAATCACATGGTGATTGGTTCTATGAAATGAAGATGCCTGATGGCAAGGTGATCAAGTCGGTTGACGGTGTTTCTTTCAGTGGTGTTGATGTTGAATCAGCAAAGGCAATATATAGACCATATGAAAAGTTGATGCAGAAGTTCCCCGGACTGAAGGGCAAATTGAATGCAGCTTCTTCAGGCAAGTTGGATGGAATGACATATGCACAATGTATGTATGGGCTTGGTCATG